TGGAGCAGTAGTCGTAGGTTCTAAAGGTCAGATCCTATCTCAAGGTTATAATGGATTCCCAAGAGGCATTAAGGATTCTAACAAGAGACTAAACGATAGGGAACTAAAGTTATCTTTGGTCGTGCACGCTGAAATGAATGCTATATTTAATGCATCATATTCTGGTGTATCATTAGATGGTTCTACTATATTCATTCATGGTCTACCAGCATGTTCAGAATGTGCTAAGGGTATTATCCAAGTGGGTATAGCAAAGGTTGTAGTATCCAAACAATGTATTGAAGCTAGACCTCACTGGAATGAATCGTGGAAAAAGTCATTAGCACTATTTGAAGAGGCTAGTGTACAAGTGTTTATTATAGATGAAGACTAAAGTACTTATCATTGGTATGAATCCATCAAAAGCAGAGGGTGTTAGAAAGAACTCTACTCTTGATAGATTAAATAAGTGGATGGATAAACTCGGTATCCAGAACTACTCATTTATGAATACCATAGATAAGTGCGATAAAGTATCTCATGCCGATATCGATCATATTAAATTAAGAGAAGTATCTAATGGATACAGTAAAGTTGTAGCTCTAGGTGGATTCGCATCTGAATCTCTACATAAAGCAAGAATAAATCATTTTAAGATGCCTCATCCTTCACCAAGGAACAGGTTACTTAATGATAAAAATTATGAGAAGGATATGATAATAAAAATGAAACATTATTTAGGAGAATAAAATGGCACAACCAGGAAAAGGTGGAAAAGTTCATCCATCAAAAAGACATAACAATCCAATGACTTATAAGTCAGGTAAACCAAGACTTAGAACTCTTAATGTAACTCAGTTAAAAGCTTTAGCTGATAAGACTAGTACTAAGAAGGAAAAAAGTAAGATTGAACGTGAAATCGCAAGAAAATCAAAATAAGGAAAAATAACTAAGTATAAAAATAATGTTTACAATTTTTAGACCTACATCTATAAGCAATAGTAGTATGGTGAATTCCAAGAATTTCACTAGCAGCTACAGTAGATTTATATATAACTCCATCTATACTACATTGTCTAGATTTTCCTATTGGCTTAATATTTTTATCTTTATAAGTTTTTGTTATTTTTTCTTTAGATTCTTTAGAATGTTTACGACCAATCCAAGTAGATCCACCTTGGCCTTCTTCGATTGTAAGATTAGCAAATTGAGTAGATTCTACAATATTGTATAAATTACTATAATGAACAGCAACATTTTTAAATTCATTTTTATCTGTGCTTTGGAATAAAATTTTTGTTGAAACGTCATTACCATATTTTTTTAAATGACATTTCCAAATCACACCAGACCCTTTATATATGTAAGGATCTCTGGTAGTTTTACCAAGGTATTTTAAACCAGTTTTATTGTGAGTTTTAAGATACAAATAAATCATATTAATATTTATAATAGAAAAGAGGTAATTATGGCGGGACTATTAGATAAAATCAGAGGTAACTCAACTATTAAAGACTCCGAAATCCTTTCGAAGTCTAAATTCTTTACAAAGAAGGATATGATACCAACATCCATTCCAGCGATTAATATCGCCTTGAGTGGTAGGTTAGACGGTGGTTTAACACCAGGTTTAACTATGTGGGCTGGTCCTTCTAAACACTTTAAAACGGCATTCTCTCTCCTAATGGCTAACGCTTATATGGCCAAATATCCGGATGCAGTTCTCCTTTTCTATGATTCAGAGTTTGGTACTCCTCAGTCTTACTTTGAGTCATTTGGTATCGACCAAGAACGTGTGCTTCATACTCCTATTACTGATATCGAACAGTTAAAGTTTGATATTATGAAACAGATCGAGGGTATCGAGCGTAACGATAAGATCATGATTATTATCGATTCGATCGGTAACCTTGCATCTAAGAAGGAAGTTGATGACGCACTTGACGGTAAATCGGTTGCTGATATGTCAAGAGCAAAACAAATCAAGTCTTTATTTAGAATGGTAACACCACATCTAACTCTTAAAGATATTCCTATGATCGTTGTTAATCATACTTACATGACTATGGAGATGTATGCAAAACCTGTAGTTGGTGGTGGTACTGGTTCTTATTACTCAGCGGATAATATCTTTATTCTTGGTAGACAACAAGAGAAAGATGGTACTGAATTATCTGGTTATAACTTTATTATTAACGTAGAAAAGAGTCGATATGTCAGAGAAAAAAGTAAGATACCTGTTACTGTTAAGTTTGACGGTGGTATTAGCCGTTGGTCTGGCCTTCTTGATATGGCTCTGGAAACTGGTCATGTTACTAAGCCATCTGTTGGTTGGTTTGCTAGGGTAAATACCGAAACAGGTGAAATTGAAGAACAAAAATTCCGTATTAAAGACACAGATACTAAAGACTTCTGGATGCCTTTACTTACGGATAAAACATTCCAAAAGGCTATTCAAGATCGTTATCAAATCGCCCATGGAAACATCATCTCATCGGATGAAGATATATCAGCAGAGTTGGATGAGATAGAAGATGTTGCATAAGCTCAAGTACACTAGAGAACCTTATGGTCAAACCGAGTTCGCACTAAAGCTCGAGGACCATAAGTACTCCGATATCAGGTTTACTATAGGTAAAGTATCTTTTAATGAAGATAATTATACATTAAAGTATAACTATGATATAATAGAAAATAATTGCGCTGAGTTTGATAAAGCGGAATTTGAGCATACGGTAGGCGACCTCATCATGCAGATACTTGAAGAGGGAGTTAAGAAAAACGATCTAGTTTATACAGGCGGTGTGGATGAGAATTGAAACAACTATACTAAGTAATTTAATTCATGATGAAGAGTATAGTAGAAAAGTTATACCATTCTTAAGAAAGAAGTATTTTACAGATAGAAAAGAATCTATTATCTTTGAAGAGATCTGTAACTTCTTTGAGAAGTATAATAAACCTATTACACAGGAAATCCTTGCTATTGAGGTTAATAATAGAAAGGATATATCCGACTCTGACTTGAAGGAACAACAAGCTCTTATTAGTGACTTAAAGAATCAAGACACTAACAAAGAGTGGTTATTAACTGAAACAGAACAATTTTGTAAAAAGAAGGCGGTGTATAATGCGATACTCGACTCGATCGGAATCATCGATGGCAAAGATAAAGAAAGACAGGATGATGCTATTCCAGCATTACTTTCAGATGCTCTTAGCGTTAGTTTCGATAATCATGTTGGGCACAGTTATCTTGCTGATTCTGATGAAAGGTTTGAATTCTATCATCGCGTAGAAGAGAAGATACCATTCGATCTTGATATGTTAAACAAGATCACCAAGGGTGGTTTAAGTAATAAGACACTTAATGTTATCCTTGCGGGTACGGGTGTGGGTAAGTCATTATTCATGTGTCACTGTGCTGCCGCAAATTTACTTAATAATAAGAACGTATTGTATATCACCATGGAAATGGCTGAAGAGAGAATCGCGGAACGTATCGATGCTAATCTCTTAAACCTATCCATGGACGAGTTAAAGGTCGTAGAGAAAAATATCTTCGACAAGAGGTTAGATAAGATCAGGGCGAAATCTCAAGGTAAGCTGATTATTAAAGAGTACCCTACCGCTGGTGCCCATGCCGGTCATTTTAGAGCACTCCTTGAGGAATTGAAGCTTAAGCAAGAGTTTTCCCCTGATATTATCTATATAGATTATCTTAACATTTGTAGTTCACAAAGACTTCGATATGGGGCAAACGTTAATTCGTATACCTATGTCAAGACCATTGCTGAGGAACTGAGGGGTTTGGCCGTAGAATATAATGTACCAATCGTGAGTGCGACCCAAACGACTAGATCCGGTTTTACGAATTCCGATCCGGGTTTGGAAGACACATCCGAATCCTTTGGTTTACCAGCAACAGTCGATCTTATGTTAGCACTTATCTCTACCGAGGAACTTGAAGAACTCGGTCAGATCATGGTTAAACAGTTAAAGAATCGTTATAATGATCCAAGTTATTATAAGAGATTCGTGATCGGTGTCGATCGGTCTAAAATGAAACTATATGACGTCGAGATATCGGCGCAAAGAAACATATCGGACTCTGGCCAGGACCCTGGACCAGTATTTGATAAGACTGATACCGGTAAACGATTGACCCAGGAGCAGTATTCTGGATTCAAGTTTTAATGGAGACAATATGAAATACTTAAATGATGTTTTAATATCCCTGATAATAGTTTATGGAGTAGCTTTGGCGATAGTCATAATCCATCGGTGGTTTTAAATTACAAAAGGCTACTTCGGTAGCCTTTTTTTTATTATAAATAATTAAAATATATCGATGGAAACCAATGGCGCAGAATCTGACATTTCAAGACGCGGGTCTTACTATATTTGATATAGATGAGACATTATTTCATACGACCGCCAAGATAGGCCTGGTAAGAAACGGCCGTACGGTTAAACATCTAACTAACGAAGAATTTAATAACTATAGACCAACATTTGGTGAAACATTCGATTATAGCGAATTTACCGATGCTGAGAAGTTCTATAAGGAATCAAAACCTATAGCCAAGATGATGAATAAGGCTAGAGCGATCCTTAAGAACGTTGAGAATAACCCTAAAAGTAAGGTTATCATTATAACCGCCAGGACTAACTTTAACGATAAAAGAAAGTTCCTTGATACTTTTAGGAAGCATGGATTTAATATAGATAAGGTAAGGGTAGAAAGAGCTGGTCGTATCGAAGGCGAATTCATACCAGCATTTAAAAAAGTTATTATTATAAGAAACTATTTAAAGACCAAGCAGTACTCTAGGGTTAGACTGTTTGATGATAGTATGAGTAACCTTAAAGAATTTTTAAAACTAGGTAGAGAGTTTCCAATGGTGAAGTTTGAGGCTTTTATGGCTAATAAAGACGGATCCGTTAACACTGTAAAATAAGGAAGATTGTATGAAATCGTTTAAGAATTTTATAACAGAAGACGTTAAATTAGAGCAACTTTTAGAAGAGATTGAAAGAGAAGAACTTTTAGAAGCTGAAGCTAAACCTATAGAAGGTAAACCTGGTAAACATGAAAAAGGTGTCATACATGAACTCCTTACTGGTTATTATCTAAATGGTAAGAAACATATGAAGCTTCATCCAAATGATAAAGGTGAAACTCCAGAGGAAGCATATAACAGATTATCTAAAAAAGTGCATCCAAATGATTTAAAAAAGATGCATGATAAAGCTAAAAGCGCAGCTAAAGATTTAGCTGATGAAGTAGCAAGAAATCATCCAGGTCATGTAATTACTCCAGGATCTGTAACTCATACTTCTCAAAAAGGCGACACTCAAAAAGTTACTGGTATACCAGCTACTCAAAAACAAGACTCTTCAGATATTTACTTTCAAAGCCACAATGCTAAAAAACCTAAAGAAAAATTATTACATGGTAGAAGTTTAAAGGTTTCAGATAAAGCAAATAAAAATGTACCTTCTTCAAGTTTAGGAATGAAGTCATCTGGTTCTAAAACTCAAGGATTTGGTAAAACACATAAGAAAGAAATTCTTAGAGATTATCCATCTCTAGGAAAAGTTAAAAAAGAAGCGCGTCATAAAGACATAAAAGATGCTAGAAAAGAATGGGCAACTAAAAATCCAAAGGCTATGGCGGATATAAAAAGCCGTAATAAAAAATTATTATATAAAGTTGCTAGAAATCATGCTAATGAGTTATCAGATAAATTAGCTAATGGTCAACACAAAGAAGTTGTAGATCATATTAGAGAAGTATTACATGCACACCAAACGCCAGCACAAAAAGCTGGTAAAGCAACGTTCTCTAAACATACAACATATGTGACAGCTAAAGGAATACAACATCATACTTCTGATCCGTCTAAAGAATACGAACATATTCTTAAAGATCATAAGAATATATCAGTTAAATCTTCTGGTGGATCAGTACATTTTTATCATACAGATCCTAAAACTGGTATTAAAAAGAAATTCGCTTCACAAGCTCATAAATTTGATTCGCAAAGCGATCCGTTAAGTACTTTAAAGACGGCTGGTAGGTCTACATAATGTTAGAGTTTTCACAATTTATAACTGAAGAAGCCGCTCCAGGCGATGGTCATTTAAAACATATTGTCCATCCAGAAGACGAGCACTTAATTAATGGATCAAAAGGATTTAAACATGCGGTTGGTTCATTAGAACAGGCTCATAACCATATCCTTAAGGCTAAACATAATCATGAAATGACTATGAAGTATGATGGTTCTCCAGCACTAGTGTTTGGGCATCATCCACAGACTGGTAAGTTCTTTGTAGCAACTAAGTCAGCTTTTAATAAGAATCCAAAGATTAACTATACTCATGAGGATATTGAAGCAAACCATGGTCATTCACCTGGTCTTGCAGCAAAACTACATGATGCATTAGATCACCTACATAAAATAGCTCCAAAGCGTGGCGTATATCAAGGCGATATGATGTATGGTAAGGGTGACGTTCGTCATAATAAAGATGGTTCAGCATCATTCACACCAAACACTATTACCTATACGGCCCACGGTAGAGAGGCTCAACATGTTAAGAGATCTAAAGTTGGTATCGTTGTACATCAAAAATACCATGGTAAAGATATTACAAACATGGTTGCAAAACCTGATGTAGATCGTGAGAACTTTAAGCGTCATGCCGATGTATGGAATAAATCTCCGCTACATGATACTAAACACACCGACTATTCATTAAAGTCACAGTTACAGTTTAAAAAGCATATGGATGCCGCTAAGAAGATTCATGACGAACATCCTGAAATGTATAAGGGAACTGAAAGACATCAAGGTGAGAACAGTCATTTAGCTACATACGCTAATCATGTCATTAAGACTGGCGAGAAACCATCCGTTCATGGTTTAATCCAACATATACTAGATAAACACCATAGATCTGTAGTTAAACTTAAAACAGAATCAGCAAGAGAAAAGAAAAAGGCTGAGGCTATGGAAGAGATTAGTCATATCAAGGCTAATAAGCAGCACTATGAAAACATGCTTAGGATGCATGATCACTTACAAAAGGCTAAGGATGTATTAGTTAATACCTTAAACCAAGATCATGGCACACTGACACACGACATCGAGGGTCAAAAGACGACTCCTGAGGGTCATGTAGTTCTTCACAAGGGCAAGCATTATAAATTAGTTAATAGACAAGAATTTAGCAAGAAAAACTTACTAAGGGTCAGAAAATAATGTTATCTTTTAAAGAGTTCATATTAGAAAAACGTGGATTATGGGATAATATCCATGCAAAAAGAAAAAGAATAGAACGAGGTTCAGGTGAACATATGCGTAAACCTGGAAGTAAAGGAGCTCCTACTGATGCAGACTTTAAAGCTGCTTCAGAATCCGTTGAGTTTGAAGATAATATTGTAGAGGATAAAAAAGGATACTTTAGTGACAAGGGTGGTATGACACAAAAAGGTGTGGATGCTTACAACAGAAAAACAGGTGGTCATCTACAAACAGCCGTTACTACTAAGCCTTCAAAGCTAAAACCTGGAAGTAAACCAGCTAAAAGACGTAAATCATTTTGCGCTCGTATGGGTGGTATGAAAAAGAGATTAACATCAGCAAAAACGGCCCGTGATCCTGATTCACGCATCAATAAGGCGTTAAGAAAATGGAATTGCTAGACTTTAGACAATATATTACCGAAGAAACAAAAGCCGTTCATCACGTAACGTCTTTCATTCGTGCCAATCCAATCACGACTGGCCACGAAAAGGTATTCAATAAAGTCAGAGAGTTAGCCGATAAGTATAAGGCTGGGCATTCT